AAGTTATATACTACACCTGATTCAGTAATAATGTCTAAATCCATATAGTACTGTCTTGTGGTCATTCTAGTTTCGTAGTCGACCGTTTGGCCACCTGGCAATGTTTCTTCTACATGCTTGATAAAGGCCCATGCTTTTTTAACTGCCATGCCAATATCATAGGTTTTATCTTCATCGGGTATTTCCGTGATACCTGTTACACGAATTTTACCTTGAATATTATTATCTGTTTTCCAAATTAGATTATCAGGAGTAGTGGGGTTTTCAATGAAGATAGGCCAATCAACTTCTACGGTTGATCTACTGTAGGCAAAGTCGTCGCCGCCTCCTAGATCTAAAAATACAGATTCGAGGCCTGATCCGTACTCGGGTTCTTTAAGAACTCTAATTCCAGCATACCAAACATTGTTACTTGTGTCATAAAATTTTAAACTTCTCGACTCCAATAAAAATCCCAGTCTAAAATGTTTGCCACGTTCTAATTCAATGATTTCTACTTTGTTGCCTTGACTATTATAAACATTTATAGTGCCATTTTCTTCGATAAAAGAATAGTCATAATCTTTAACAGTAGCAGTTGGTATACTAGTAGGCGTGTTTGTGTTTAAATTATCATTTACAGTATCCCAACCCATGTAATCGGGATCGCCTGTAATAACTTTCTTTTCGTAACCTACTATGTCGCCGCAATAATCTCTAACAGGAACAACCTGATAGCGAATAGGGTCGTTAAACAAAGGATCAGATCTGGATAATACAGAATCTATTTCTCCTGTGGTCATTAGAGCAGAAGGATTTTTATATTCTATACCATTGCGGTCTTTTACTTTGATGTCATCAGAAATTTCTTTTGTTCTACTCAACCCACCGATGGTATTTCTTTTTTCATTTATTCCCAATGGATCTGTTAAATTCTTTTCTAGTCGTTGAAGTTCAGCATTAAACCTTGATGCTTGATTCTCTAGATTCCTTTGAAAAGCAGTAATAGTAGAAGCATAAGCACCAGGATTACTTTTTATTTGATTAATGGAATCTTTAAGATTTTTTAAACTACCATTGACTTGGCTCCAGTCAATACCAAATCCTTTAGGGCCGCCGCCAAAGCAAACTTTAGGATTACTAGCTTGAGCAAGTGCAGCTAAAATGTTATTAGCTTGGCCAAAAAGATTTAGGTTTAATGTGCCCAGGATATCAGGAATCTTAGGCGCTTGAACTGGACTAGGACATAACCCGCCTAGACTGAAAACATTACTTACTTGCCCTAATGCGTTATTGACGCCTGCAAGAATTTGATCGTAGCCACTGGCCTGCTTAAAATTAGCTAGTGCAGAGTTAACACTAAGTAACGCATTTCTTAATTGAGCCAATGGTCCAGTAGTGAAACCTGCTAAATCTTTTATTAAATCATTTAAGGCCAACTGAGCACAAATTAGTTTACCATTCCATAAGTCTTTGAGTCTGCCGGCCAAGAGCATACATATAAGATCTTTTTCATTTCTAGGTAAGTTGGCTGGAAATGTAACCTTAAGTGCGCCAACATTTATAGGAGGAATTGTGGCCACAACATTTATGCTCCATTAACAAAAACATTTTGACTACCAGCTGCTCTTGGATGGCCACATGAATCTGCATTGCCTCTAAAATTTACAGGAATTCGTTCAATAAAAACATTCCTTGACCCGTTAGCAGTCACCGGACCTGCATGTTTACCTGGGCCGTGTCGCTGAACATTAGAACCATCGACACTAACTAAACGATTGTTAGCATAAACGCGACTTTGGCGCACCTTGATAATGGGTGCGCCAGCCGTATTTCTATCATCTTTTCTATGTACTTGTGGCATTAGGCAGTTAGTATACTGGTATCTCTAACCGGTGCTATTCCTGTAGTGCTTTGTATATAAGCGTCATGTACTTGCATGTTAGTTTCGGCGGTACACATAATATTGTTCAACTTAAACAAATAATCACCGTCAGGATTGGCGGTCATCATAAAGGGCACCATCGCGAGCCCGTCTCTACTAGCAGCCAAAATAACAGGCTTGCTAATTAATAAACCTTCAGCAGTTTGACCTGCTACTTTACCAACAACTTCATCGCCGCTGGTTAGTTTCATACTAATAATTTGTCCGATTTTATTTTCTTTTAACATAATATATTTATTGATTTTTAATCCAAGTTACTAATTCATTGTAGCCGCCAATGGCCTCATCGTCAATGAAGATTTGTGGAACTGTGCGCGGAGCAACACCCAAACGATTTGTTAGTTCTTCTAACAATGTTTCTCTAGTATCAATATTGATATAGTGCTCTGTATATTCCCATCCTTTGCTTTCGAATAGCTTTTTTGCTTGAACGCAGTATGGGCAAGCGTCTTTTGTATAAATTTCTACTTTCATTTTATGCCTTTCAATGAAATTGGTCTGCTTCAGTTGAATTTTTATTAGCAACAGTGGACTTGGCTCCAACTGCTTCACTAATCAAATCAAAATAACCAACGCCAACTTCTCGTTGATGCTTGACAGTAGTGAAACCTCTTTCCTGTGCAGCAAATTCACGCTGCTGCATTTCGCTATAGCCAGCCATGCCTCTGTCTTTATATGCTTCTGCAAGTTCGAATGTAGCAAGATTAACACTATGGAACCCCGCAAGTGTAATGAATTGAAACTTGTAACCTAACTCGCCTAATTCACGCTGAAAGGTCTGGCATTCTTCTTCACTTAAAAACTTACGCCAATTAAAACTAGGACTGCAATTATAAGCAAGCATTTGATCCGGAAATTCAGCATGGATAGCATCTGCGAATTTCTTAGCTTGTGCGATATCAGGTGTACTAGTTTCAAACCATAAGAGATCAGCGTAAGGGGCATAAGCAAGACCTCTTCGAATACACGCCTCAATGCCATTTTTGAACTTGTAAAAACCTTCCTCTGTTCTCTCATTGATAATAAAGTCCCTGTCTAACGGATCATGATCGCTGGTAATTAATGTAGCAGCTTCTGCATCTGTGCGAGCCATAATAACTGTATCGACACCTGCAACATCGGCGGCTAATCTGGCAGCATTTAATGTGCGAATCATTTGACTTGTTGGTACAAGAACTTTACCGCCTAAATGACCGCATTTCTTTTCACTGGCCAATTGATCTTCAAAGTGAACACCTGCAGCACCTGCTTCAATCATAGCTAACATAAGTTCATAGGCATTTAGTGCGCCACCAAACCCGGCTTCGGCGTCGGCAACAATAGGAAGAAAATAGTCTGTAGTGACATTGCCTTCGCTATGTTCAATTTGATCTGCACGACGGAACGCATTATTAATACCTCGAACAACTTGAGGTACACTATTTACAGGGTATAAACTTTGATCTGGGTATGTAGTGTTAGCTGTGTTGTTGGCTGCGGCCACTTGCCACCCGCTTAGGTAAATTGCCTTTAATCCTGCTTTAGCATGTTGTACAGCCATTTGGCCGTTATAAGCTCCTAGAGTATTGACATACGGCTCATTGGCCAATAACTCTCTTAGTTTATAAGCTCCTCGTTTTGCTAAAGTATATTCGATTTGTAATGTACCTTGTAGCTTCTTAACTGTTTCTGGCGAGTAATTTCTCTTTTTCATTTATTGTCCTATATTATAGAGCCGGTAATGCGTCATAATCTATACTGTCACTCATTACACCAATAACATAATTGGTGCTTTCGTTTTCTTGTAAGGCTGTTTGTTTTTTACTGGTATCACTATGCTTATTAAACCAGGGAATTGGAGTAGTCTTTGGCGCAGGATTTGTATATTTAATGCCTATGTCCTTAAGAGCGTAGAGTGCGGTGTAATCAACAAAGTCTTTAAGAATATTAGCATTCAAGCCAATAACTGGTCCTTTTTGGAACAAGTAATCGGCCCATGCTTTTTCTTCGCGAATAACATCCATATACATTTGGTGTACTTCTTGTTCGCACTCCTGTTTGGCCTTGGCAAATCGAGGATCCTCTTTAACAACTTGATTAATCAAGAAAGCAGTCCAACCTTTGTGTAGCAACTCGTCTTGTAGAATTAGACTGATAATGTTGCCATTACCAATGAAAATCTTGTTCTCGACCATGGCTAAACTTGTGGCAAAACTTACCATAAAGCGGAATGCTTCTAATGCGTAGCTGGCATTTAGTGCTAGCCAAATTGCTCGGATGTGTTCTTCTTCGGTTACCACCACAGCAGCTGGAAGTCCGGGCTTATCTGATAATGTTTCGGCTATCTCTTTCTTACAGTTAATGGCATGTAGATCATCATAGTATTTTCCGACACTACTGGCCATGTCTACAATTTCTTTAGTATCATGGATAGTGTTGAATACTTCCTTAGGCACATTGTAGATGTTACGAATGATATGGCTATAACTGCGGCTGTGAATATTAGTCTCGAAGAATGTCCAGTTATAGACAAGTGCTTCAAGTTCTGGTAAGCTGATCACAGGCGTAAAGATTTGACTTGGGCCACGACCTTGTAAACTGTCTAGGGCAGTTTGACGCAGCAGATTGCTAGTAAAGATATGCTTGACGGCATCGCTGGCATCTTTAAAGTCTTGTGCATCTTTAGTAAGACTGATTTCTTCAGGAACCCAAAAGAAACCTCGTGCTGTCTTTTCAAAGTCAGCAATCTTATTATACTTGACTTCTTCAAATCTTTGAATTGTAACTGGACCCTGCGGGTCTAGAAACATTTTACGATTCATATAGTCCGTCGGCGAATTTAAATTATATTGTTGTTTGCTCATTTGTTATCCTTATAGTACACAGCTTTCACATACTTCATCGTCGGCATCGTCTTGTTTGATTGTATTCAAGTGAATGACATTTTCTTCCTGGGCCTTAGCACCAGCTTTGTTAATTAGACTATAGTAGAAAGTCTTAATACCCCAATGATGCGACAACATTAGATTTTTAGCAATCAGCGTGGTCGGCACTTTCCTGTCTAAGAAGTAAGCAGGATTATAGAATGTATTAGTGCTAATACTTTGATCTACATAGGCTTGCAATACTGCTGATGTCTTTAAATAACCAATACAATCTTTTTGTTCCCACATTAATTGATATTTGTTTTTTAACTTGTGATACTCAGGAACTACTTGTGTAAAACTTCCAGCTTTACTTTCTTTAGTCGAGATAAGCGACATAGGCATTTCAATACCATTTGTACTATTAATAACAACAGAACTAGATTCAACAGGAGCAATGGCCATAAGTGTTGCATTTCGTACACCATATTGTTTCATCTCCTTACGCAAAGGCTCCCAGTCTAACTCAGGAGTAAAGTCTGCTAATTCATTGGCGCCAACGGCTCGGCGTTCCCATGGGAATATACCTTGCCCGTAATATGTCTTATCACTGTCTAAACACTTGCCGCGTTCTTTGGCCAACTCAACGGTAGCTTCTGTAAGATAGAATGCTTGATGTTCCATCCAACTTTTAACTTCTTGTAGTGCGTCCTTGTCGCCATACTTATGACCACGCTTGGCGTGCCAATAAGCAAGATTAGTTACACCAATACCTAATGGCTGAATTTCGTCGTTGCTTAATTTGGATTGTATACTAAGAAAGTCTTGGTAATCCAGAATATTACATAGACTGCGCTGAAGAATACGGCAAGCCCTACGCATATCTTCGGGATTGCGGAACGCTCCCCAGTTGATGCTGCCAAGAGTACATAAAGCGATGCGGCCGGAATCATCATCGAGACGCTTAAAAGGACGAGTAGGTAAAAGTATTTCACAGCATAAGTTTGACTGATAGATTGTGTGGTATTCAGGATCAAACGGGCCTTGGTTCATGACATTGTCAACAAACACAAGATAAATTCTACCTGTATCAGTTCTCTCCTTTAGTATACCACCTTTGAATACTTCTTCGGCACTCATAGTCTTTTTGCGTAGACCAGATTGCTTTTCGTATTTTACATAAAGCTCTTCGAATAATTCTGTATTTTGATAGAAAGCTTCGTACAAATCAGGCACTTCGTTGGGATCAAAGAAAGTTATGTTTCCTTTATTTTTGAATCGTCTCCAGAAGAAAGCACTAAGCACAACCCCATAATCCATATGACGGACTCGGGTTTCTTCTGTGCCTTGGTTGTTCTTAAGGACAATAAGATCATCAAACTGATGATGCCAAATAGGATAAAAAACTGTAGCACTTGCATTACGAATTCCTCCTTGACTGCAACTACGCAGGTCGCCAAACCATTTCTTCAAGAAAGGAATCATACCTGTGTGCATAATTTCGCCGCCGCGAATAGGTGAACCTAATGGGCGCAGCCGACCAATCTCTAAACCAATACCAGCACGTTTGCTAGCATACTTGGCCATCATTTCGCCGCTGGCAAATATACTATCCAAATCATCATCGCTACGAATAAGAACACATGAACTAAACTGTTTGGTCGGTGTACCAAGGCCAGCAAGGACAGGAGTAGCAAGAGTAAAAAGACCATCACTAGCGGCATTGTAGTAGTCCTTAATGTATCGCATTCTTGCCGAATTGGGTTCTTCCTTATGAAAAACTGTTGCGGCCGCCACCATATATCTAATTTGCGGTGTTTCATAAATTTCCTTGGTAGCACGATTACGAACAAGATATTTTTCAATCAATTGTTCAATGGCAGCATAGCTATATTGCTCGTCTTTTTCGTGCTCAAGCATTGTATTCATTTTGTCCCAGTCCTCTGCTGTATACCATTCAAGCAGTTCGGGAGTAT